TCGGCGCGGCAAAAAGGGCAATCGAAACGGCCGAAGGGACGCTCGCTAGGACCGGTGGCCTTGAGAACGTAGCCATGTCCAGCAGTTTGCTCAAGGACCACCGAGAGCTGAATTACGCCGATCCCGGATACCAGCCGGACGGAAAGCGTCGATATCCGGTCGACACAGAGCCTCACATTCGCGCTGCCTGGAACTACATCAACAGGCCTAGCAACGCTCAGCGATACACTACCGATCAAGTCGGCCGAATCAGAGAGGCCATCATCGCCGCCTGGAAAGAAAAGATCGACATCGAAGGACCACCTTCGGCCACTGGTGACGAAAAGGCATCTCCTGCAGCGCTAACCAAGGGGCTTTGCGATGTCGAGCACGTGGCTCAAATAATTCACGACCTCGACTGGCTTCAGGACACGCTCAAGGTTGAGGCCGCGATCGAAGGCGATGACTCGTCGCAACGGCCCCGACTTCAGTCGATTATCACCGAACTGTGCGGCTTTCTTAACGCACTGGTGGCCGAAGAAACGGGTGAACTTCTTGGCGACGTGCAAGTGGATGACGAGTGTCTCCCGCAGCGCGCTGCTGATTTGATAGCGATGACCGCTAGTGCGCCAGGAGCCGCGCGCATTGCCGCTCTCCTCAAGACAGGGAACCCGCAGATGCAGAAGGTCGCCGCCGCTCTCCTCGCCAAGGCCAAGCACTCGCAAGGTGACCGAGCGCTCGTGGACATGGCTCTCTGCGCTTGTGACAAATGTTTGAAGATCGACGGTCTATCGGTCGAGGAGAAGGCGCATATGGCCAAGGCTTGCGACCATCTTCGTGAGGCCGGCGCGGCTCGGTGGGAGACTTCGACGGTCGATGCAGCGGGCAATCTGGAGCAAATCGCGCCACAGATCGAGCCGCCGCCGTCGGATTTCCGCCCGGGTGACAATGCCACGCTCGACAGCTCAAAAAGGTCGGGCGGCAAGCGCGGGCGTGCGCACCAGAACCTAATGGACATCGCCCATGAATGCATCAGCAAGCTGACCGGGGGGATGGCATGTTTTGAGCTGTCGCCGGCTTCTGGGTTGGGACCGGCACCTACGGAAAGCACCAACACTGAAGAGGTCGCAAAGGCAGGTGCCCGCCATTCTGCCGAAACGATGGTGCACCTGCGCGCGGCGCACGATCACCTGGTCGCTGCGGGCGCCAAGTGCGATTCTACGGGTATCGGCGAGGAAGAGCACCAGGGCACTGAATTCGAGTCGGCGAAAGCTCTACGGACGGAAAACCTCGCCAAGGTGTTGGCCGACGAACGGGCCGAAAAGGCGGCGCTGGTCAAGGCGCTCGGCGAAATGGTACCGCTGCTCGATCGGCTGTCGAAGCGGGTCGACGACATCGCCAGTACTCCGCTTCCGCCCTTGACGATCGCCAGAGGCAGCGTCTCGGTGTCGAAGCAGCAGGATGGCGGTAGCAACGGAAGCGCTAGTGACAGCCCGCTCTCGCCAGAAGCAATCGCGGCGGCGCTTGCGAAAATGAGCAAGGAAGATCAGACCCTCACCCTGATCAAGGCGAGCTATGCCAATCCAATCCGGGTGCTCGGTGCCGCCACCGGCGAACACTGACAGGGCACCAGACTAACTCACGCCATCCGGCCTCGCGGCGAAACTCTGTTTCGCCTGACAGCGACAGCGCAAGCGCCCGCTTGCGCGACCGCCGCGGAGCCGTCACCAAGCCCGGTCTTTGACCGGGCTTTTTATTGCCCCCCTTCCGGGAGGACCGTTAAAATGAATCCGCTCACTCAGGAATCGCTCGAGCTCTTGAAAGGCGCTCTGGCCCAGCCGAATGACACGCTCGCGAAGTCGATTTCGACCGCGACGGGCCTGCTCGCCTACGACCTTCAAGCACCGGCCAAGAATCTCTATCCCTTCGTGACCCCGATTCGCAACGTGATGCCGCGCGTTGGCGGCGGCACCGGATCAGCAACGAATTGGCGCCAGGTCAACTCGATCATCGGCTCCGGCTTTGATGCAATGGGCTGGGTACCAGAAGGCCAGCGCTCAGGGCAAATGTCTTATTCGACCTCGAACAAATCAGCCACTTATGTGACGATTGGCGAGGAGGACGCGGCGACTTTCGAAGCGATTTCGGCGGGACGCCAATTCGAGGATATTCAGGCGCGAATGACCTTCCGCCTCCTGCAAAAGATGATGCTCAAGGAGGAGATGGCAATTCTCGCCGGCAATGCCTCGCTGACACTAGGCACGCCGGCAAACCCGACGTTGTCCGCATCGGGCAGCGGCGCCACACTCCCGTCGGGAACCTACTTCGTCAAGATCGTCGCGCTGACCCTCGAAGGATACCAGAATTCGACCGTCCTGAACGGAGTTGCCACCTCGAAGAGCGTCACGGGCGCTGACGGAAAGAGTTATATGCTGTCCGGTGGCTCGTCGAACATCAGCGCAGAGGCGAGCCAGGCTGTGACCCTCGGCCAGACTTTGTTCTGCAGCGTCGTCGCGATGCAGGGCGCGGTTGCCTATGCCTGGTATGTCTCGACGGCGACCGGGACCGAGACCTTGCAGGCAATCACGACGATCAACAGTCTTGCCGTCTCGGCCCCGCTCAGCACCGGCAATCAGTCCCAGACTGCAATCACTGGCGATAACTCGGCCAATTCCAGCTACGCTTATGACGGGCTGCTGACCACCGCGCTCATGCCAGGGTCGAATGCCTATGTCAATATCATGCCGACCGGCACTAGCGGCATGGGGACGCCAATGACTGCGTCTGGCCGCGGCTCGGTCGTCGAAATCGACACGATGTTCCAGAAGATGTGGGACAATTTCGAGCTGTCGCCGACCGTCCTCTATGTCAACTCCCAAGAGCTGAAGAACATCACCAGCAAAGTCCTGTCAAACGCATCGGGGCCGTTGCTGCGCTTCGACTCCGCGGCGGACGGGAGCCAAGGTGAGTACCAGGTGACGGCGTCCGGAGTGGTACAATTTTACTACAACCCGTTTGCGATCGATGGTGGTCTTCGAATCCCGATCAAGATCCACCCGCGGGTGCCGCCAGGCACGATAATCGGCTGGGCCGAGAACCTGCCGATCCAATATCAGTCGAACGAAGTGCCGAACGTCGCCGAGATCAAAACCCGGCAGGATTACTACCAGATCGACTGGCCGATCGTTACCCGCCAACGCCAAGTCGGGGTCTATGCCGAGGAGGTTCTGGCCGTCTATGCGCCGTTCGCAATGGGTGTCATCTGCAACATCGCTAACGGCTGACCCGCGCAGATGACGGTCTCTAATTTGGGCTGAAGGAGACCTCCGTGTCTGATCTAATCGCATTACGGGCCGCTTTCCCGGTGTGGGATGCGGTTGGGCACGGGACGACGCGGTACCCGCATGACCTCGACGGGGTCGTGCGGGTACCGCGCGAGGCAGCCGTACATCTGCTCCACAATGGCGGTTATGTCGTTCACGACCCCGCGGTTCCGCTGGTGCAGGACGACGACGTGGCCTGGGCGGTGACGCGATGACTACCGATGACACGATGACCATCGAGGTGACTGTCAATGACCCCGTGGTCAGGACGATGCAAGAGATCAACCGCGCTTTCATTTCTGCGGCCCAACGTCTCGGCGTGCCGATTGCGCTGGAAGGACTGGTCAATATTCTGGTCATCAACCTCGCGTCTGCCTATGGCGAGAAGGTGGCAATGGCGACGCTCGGCGACATTGCCGCAAATGCGACTCCAATTGCTCATATGTGGGGCGCCATCGCCGCGGCGACGGATCACGAGCCGGGACACGCGTAATGGCCAATCTTGCTTCCCCTGGGGCAAGCCACGGTGACCTGACGACGCTCGCTGATGTCAAGGCGTGGTTGCAGACCGGGCAGAGTGCCTTTCCGGCCACCGACGACGCGCTATTGACGCGTTTGATCACGGCGGCGAGCCAGTTCATTCAGACGTGGCTCAACCGGCAGATCGGTTCGCAGGATTGGATCGAGATTCGGGATGGTATTGGGGGCGCGCTTGGCCCCCACGACATGCGATATCAGTTCGCTGCGTTCCCAGTGAGTGCCGTGAGTCTCGTCGTCGTCAATGGCTTGACGATTCCACCGATCCCGCCTTCTCTGCCAGGGCAACCCGGTGTCGCTGTGGTCAGCACTTTTGCGACCCAAGCGGGGTACCTCTTTACTCCGACGCAGCTCGTGATCAGGGGGTACGTAGTGCCACGTAAGGCCGGATGCGTGACCCTGCGATATACTGCCGGCTATGAGGTGACACCACCCGATCTGGCTCAAGCCTGTATAGAACTCGTGGCGCTGCGTTACCGCGAACGTAGCCGTATTGGCGAGGTTGCGCGGGCGATCGGTGGCGGCGAGACCGTGTCGTACTCGCAAAAAGATATGAGCGCTTCGATAAAGACATTGATTCAGCAATATTGCACCGTCGCGCCGGTCTCGGGTTTTCTGATCCCGGCGCCGACCCAAACCGATACGGCTACGCTCGCGGGTGCGATGTGATCACGGCCTATCTTGTTGGCGACGTGCAGTTGCTGGAGCGACTGCGCGCGCAGCCTGACGCAATCAATTCGGGGCTCCTGCGCGGGATCACCCAGCTCGGGATCGAGCTTCAGCGCCACGTTCAGGAAGACAAGCTGAGCGGACAGGTTCTCATGAGCCGTACCGGATCACTGAGGTCAAGTATCGACCTCCAGGTCGATCAGAGCAACGGCGGCGTCACCGCGAGCGTCTCTACCGACAGCCGATATGCCGGAGTACAGGAATACGGATTTGCCGGAACGGTCAGTGTCAGGGCCAGCCTCCGGCGGATCAGGGAGGCCTTTGCTCGGCCGATCGCCCAGAAGACGATAAGCGTGCGGGCGTACGATCGCCACATGAATCTCCCCGAACGCTCTTTTCTGCGCTCGGCGCTCGAGGACATGGCACCGGCCATCCGTGACGAGGTGGAGGCGGCCCTGGCGGAGGCAGTATCGCAATGATCGCGTCGGACCCAGGTCTATCGCGGTGGAGAGCGGCCGATGATTACCCGTGAGTCGATCTATGCCGCGCTCTGGGCGCTTGGGGCGGGTGCGGCGAGCTTCGCCAGCGCGAACCGGCGGCTGCGACATTGGGCCGACGTGGCCCCAGCTGAGCAGCCCGCGCTTTTCATGAGCGAAAAGGGCGGGCACGCTGTGACCAAGGCGCTTGGGGCGCCGCTCGCTTGGACGCTCTACGCGGATTTCTATGTATACGTCCATTCGAGCGACCCCTACTTAGCGCCGGCAATGCTTCTGAATCCACTGCTGGACGCGCTCGAAGCAGCGCTGGCACCATCGCCGGCGACGGGAATTCAGAACCTTGGCTTGCCAGCGATGGTGCAGCACGCCTACATCATCGGCAAGGTCGAAACCGACGAAGGCGTGCTCGGCGATCAGGCGATCGCGATCGTCCCGGTCGAGATCTTGTGCGTCTGACCACGCGACTCGAAGACGCCTCGTGACGGCAGAGAGAAGCACTCGAAAATCGCGGTTCTCTCGCCTCTGTAATAAACCCTGCTCGTAGGAGTATCGCGATGGCTGTGAAAGATTCTGAGGAAAGCACACCTCTTCCAAAGGAGATCGAACCAAGCCCCGTTGCGCCGAGAAGCGGGGTTCTTTCGATCGACCAGCTGATCGAGCATTGGTGGCAGGACCATTTTCCAGGCTCGGCGATCGCCCGCGATACGCAGTCGTGGAATGTCGCCCATAATGCCAAGGAGATGCTTAAGCGGCTTTTGAAAGGGAGTGTCTGACATGCAATTGAGCTTCGGCTCGGGTGCGGTCTGGGGCGAACGTATCGACGTGACTGGGTCCGGGATTGGCCCGCGCCAGTTCGGCGTGCTCCAAGATATCCAAATCGATTTTGATTGGACCGATAAGCCGCTGTACGGGCAGCTTCAGTTTCCTGTGGCGATAGCGCGCGGACAGGGCAAAATCACCGGTAAGGCAAAGTTCGCCCAAATTCTCGGATTGCTGTATTCCGACATCTTTTTCGGCCTTACCCCGGCTACCGGCCAATTTGCGGTATCCCAGCTCGAGGCTGCCACCATCCCGGCTGTGACGCCTTACACAGTGACTGTCGCCAATGCAACCAATTACAACGACGACCTTGGCGTGGTCTATGCCGCCAGCGGCAAGCGCTTCAATCGAGTGGCGACCCCTTCTGGGGCCGGTCAGTACTCCGTAAACTTTGCTACGGGCATCTATACTTTTTCATCCGCCGATGCGAGTGCCGGCGTTTTGATCTCATATACCTACAACCTAACGACGTCAGGCAGCAAGCTCACAATCACGAACCAGGTGATGGGGACGACGCCGACTTTCAAAGCGACGTTCTATACCAACTACGCCGGCAGCGGGACGGCCTTGCGCCTTAATGCCTGTATGGCCGATAAATTGTCACTGCCGACCAAGATCGACGACTGGATGATTCAGGAGCTCGATTTCTCGGCTTTCGCTGATGCTTCCGGAACGATCGGCTATCTAAGTACGGTGGAGTGATGCTTCCCGGGGTGACGATTGCGATGGGTGGGCGGGATTGGCTGATTCCGCCACTCACTCTCGGCCAGCTCCGCGGGCTGATGCCCAAGGTGCGGCAATTGACCGAGATCGGCGTATCAATGGGCGAGACGCAGATCAGCGTGCTCGTAGAAATTGTAACCGTGGCACTGCAACGCAATTATCCTGAGGCAACGGCAGACATGGTCGAGAACCTGCTCGATCTTGGCAATGCCAGTATCGTGCTGAATGCGGTGCTTACCGGCTCAGGGTTGAGGCTGCGAGATGACCGCCTGGGGGAAGCGTCGGCCCCCGGCGCCAGCCCGGGGGCAGGCCCGACAGCCACGGGACTACCATCGGACGCGGTCCGGGAAGCGCAGACGGCTGGGGACATATCTATGGCCTTCTCGCCACCGCCTGTGGGTATAGCTATCCCATAATCGACGAGATGACGCTCTTCGACTTCGAAGAGCTCATGGCATATTGGGTCGAGCATCCACCGGTTCACATCTTGGTCGGGGCGTATCTCGGCGTCGGCAAACGTCAGCGCAAACCGATATCACCGGCCGGTTCCCGTCGGGGCCGAGCGCCGAGCTCGGATCTCCCAACGATCCTAGCCGAGCTCGGCCCCGGATTTGGGGCGGGCGACGTTCATGCCGGACTGCCCGGGGTGGTGCTCGATTTCTCTGAGCTACGGCGGCGAGTGAGAAGTAGCGATTGAAGCTTGCCGAGCACCATAAGGGGCGAGAATTGGGCATCGTCCGGTGCCCAGGTCACTGAGGGGCTATCATGGCCGACATTGAAACCAGCGTCGTCATCAGCGCC